TGTACTCTGTCGCTGCAAAAAAAGCCCCTCTGAGCGCGAACCTTTCGAGCTATTGCATCTACGACACGCACTTACAAGATTGTCCTGTGATATGGGGTCGCCGCCCTTGGCTATTGGTATCACATGATCCACAGTTGTAGCATCTTGTCCACAATACCTGCATGTCCATTCATCCCTAGCCAATACCTGTAGGCGCACACGTTTGTAATCCCTTGACAATCGAGGATCACCACGACGACTACTCAATGCCAACCTACTCTCTGCCAATGGCGTAGTGCATTACATGCATTGCCATTGTATCTATGGTTAATATATTTAATACCATAGTCTATCTGTCTATTAGCTGTAAGTCCTGCTATTAAGGCGTTCTTTAATTGTGGTATTCCATAGGTGTGGTACTTACCATTGAGGTTGCCTACAGCTGTTGGATCGAAAGCAGATTCTTTACCATATAAAGTAATTAAACACTTAGCCTGAGAATCCGGTAAAAGCAGCTTTATATAATGCTTTGGTTTAATGGCATCTATTGAGCCCGATGATGCATGACTCATGGGCAAGCATAGAAGTATCCCGATAACGATGGCTACCGAGCAAGCTACGCGCCGGCGGCTTGCTCTGAGCCCTTGATGGGCTCTAGCCCAGAGTGTACCAGCCTTGTCAAGCATGTGGATAACTCCCGCGTTGATTGACTTTTTACCGCGTGTTATCCACAGGTGTGTATAACTATTTATCTGTTGAATAGAATCCTGAGCCCTTAAAATGCGCTGGAACAGAGCTGTAAATCTTGCGCATACTTGACCCGCAGAACGGGCAATCGACGTCATGTGGTTCATTTATTTTTAACTCCTTGTCATAGCGAGCATTAGCCTCGCATAACTCGTTGTCGCACTCGAACTCATAGATCGGCATCTATAGTCACTTTCATCTGTCCATTATTGAGCCATATCCAAGATGACCAGTAAAGACATACGGCGCAAAGCCTTTCAAAATATCTAACGCAATATGCGTCTGATACATAATCGTCTCGATTGGTCTCAAAGGTTTGAGTAGCTGGGCTCTTGCATTTAGCACACTTGGTATTTTGCTTGCCCCATTGTTTCATCTGTGGCATTAGTCGCACGTCCTGCATGGCACATTTACCAACTTCCACGATCCACAGTTTGTGCATCTTTCAGGTTCTAATTGTACCGAATCAGTTTGTATATCTTCATAAAGTGGAAGAAGTAGTTGCACCAAGTCACCAAATCGCATGAAAGCAAGATACTTGGAAGCATCTTCACCCTGTCCGTTCATACGACACACCACGAACGGTAGCTCTTTACCACCTGCCCGCTTGGTTGCTTGGCGCAACCACTCCAACGGCTGAAAGGACGCACGAGCTTTAACTTCAACATCGAACGGGACGTTGAGTATGTCCTTTCCTGCCCCACGACCGACGCTTGCGCTTCTCCACCATTGCGAGAGGTAGGCTGCAACGACTCGCTCAGTACGCAAGCCTCGATCCTTTCTGTGTCGTGTCATGCACGACCAGCAGAATTAACTGTGCCACAGGCTTCGCAAGTCCACTCATGTTTCAAGTATCGCTGGCGAATCTGCATTGCATTAGGAAACTTATTGCACATCTGGCATATCAGTTTGTAGCCAAGTTCTTCGAGCAGCTTTGCGTTCTCTCGCAGATTGGCTTCTTGTTCCTCGTTAGGAAATGACTCCCATTCACCATCTTGGTTAAGGAATTGAATATGTCCCATTAGGAATCACGCCTTCCCCACTTGCCATCTGATTTAATCTCATACCAGATTGGCTCACAGCGTTCTGCTTCTCCTAGAATCTGACCTACGCAACGCCAATGACCCCATTGCTTACCGGCTTTGCTCGTTCCAGTCTTCCATACACGCGCACCATGAATACAACTCTCGTCTGGTTGAGTGCCACCAAGGACAGCCTTGACCGTCTCGACTGCTGTCTCCAAAGTTTGAACTGGTGCTGCTTCCCATTGAGTCCATGGATCATCTGCCTTTGCTACTGGAACATATTGCTCTGCTGTCTGTGCCATCTTTGCTTTAACATCTGCAATCTGAGTGACTACAGCTTCTTTTGCTGCAACCTTCTTCATTTCCTCACGGCTGGCACGCTTACCCTTTGTAGCATATCCAGCGTTCGCAAGAGCGCGACCGATAGCAGACGTTTCACAATTCTCAAGAGCCGAAGTTGCATTAACCCCACGACCTTGGACAGTTTCTTCCGCGAGCCCTGTAGTCCATGGGCGCGCATCAGCTTCCGTGCGATAGATAGACGCCTCGACGATAAAGCGGCTAGCAGTAGCCTCAATAATCTTTGTGTGAATCTGGCCATCTGGGTGATCCTTCCAATACTTGATTAAGCGTTCTTCAACCGTCTCGTAATCATCTAGGTTAAACATAAAGTTCATTCTCCTCGGTGTGTAATTGTCCGGCTATTGCGACGTATGCCGCGAGGTCGATGTAAGTGTCTGACTTAGCAGTTTCCATGCTTCTTGCGATTTTGACCAATGCCATACACATTGCCACCTGATAATCGTTAATTGGCATTTCGAGGTATGAACTCCAGAGTGCGGCTGTTCGCTGCATATTGTCGCTAGGGTGACCGTAATCAAGTCCTCGGTCTTGGATAGTAGCTCTCGCTTCGTTGAGGTAGTCACGGGCGTTCATCGGCTAACCTTGAACTGTTGCTCGAGCTTCTCATAATGCTTGCGTACTGCCTTGCGCCCAGCGACATATCCGTTTGCATAACCGGAACGATTGCCTAGCCAGAAAGCAAAGCAGATCATTGCAAAGGCGATGATTTGTCCTATTGTCATTTTAAGCCCTTCTGTATCCGTATCTCGGGTACGGCAGAAGTATTACATCAGCTGAAGCCGACAGAAGCCACGTTTAGATAACGACACGATAACGATTTCATCCACAGACTCATCGCCAAAATCGGGTCTAGCGAACCCTTCCATAGACCTTGCCATTCACGATAAAAGTGCCGTTCTTCTCGATGTAGATTAGGTCTGTTTGGACATTCTTGCCCTTGACATACATGATGGCAAAAGCTTGTTGCCAATTCATTACCCCGTGGGTGTAACTGGCTCTACGCGTATCCATTAAATGCCCACATTCAATACCATGCAGAATACGCCCTATACGACCCCCAGAAGCCTCTGTGAACGATGAACGCCCTGCCCTGTGCGTGTGACCCGAAATTGTGTTTTTTCCCCGCCTACGAGCCCCCTCAAGGGCTGATAGACCCCCTTGTGGCTTGATAGGGGTATGGTCGCCGTGAACTGCTATCCAGTTAGGCGCAATATTCATCTCGTCCCTGTGGTGAGTAATGCCTAGTTCCTCAAACTTCAGGAATCGCTCAAAGCGAAGTTCAGGTAATGAACCTAATGCCGGAATCTTGCTACTGATTTGGTTATATAAACGATCCGTATGGTTGCTTCTTATGGTATCCGTGACCCCAAGTTCCCAAAGAATATCCACAGTCATATTGCGGTTATCGTCTAAGGTCTGGGCAAACCATTCAGCTTTGCCTTCACTCCATCGACCAAGTTCGGTCATATCCATTTCATCGCCCAAAGTGACGGTCTGGTCTGCTTTGAACGTCTTGCTAAATCTGATGATGTTGGACACGACGTGCGAGTCGTGTAGGGGAATCTGAAGATCGGGTATTACCAATATCTTCTTGATTGTCATTTAATCCTCGTCGTCGTCCTCATACGGGATATTGTCTATCCGGTTGGGTAGGTTAGGGATAATCCAGTCAGGGAATGTGTCACGATCACCAAGAATCCAAAAAGCATGAGTCTCTGAGAACCCTGCCTTGCGCAAAGCCTTGTAATACTCATTCAACGCAATTGCATAAGCGTCTAAAGCGTTGTATGTCTCAAGGTCTATGACCGGACGTTTCCTTGCCATGAGATAAGTGTTACTTACCTAACATCTCGATTATGGTATCGACACGCGTTTCAAGGCGATTGACTTGACCCTCGACTCTTGAAATCTGGTCTTTCATCGAGCTTCCAGAATTGGGTTTCAATTCACTTAAGTAATGCTTAATCATGAATTGTGTATATGTAGCCATACCACCAAGAATAGTGACAACAGCCACAGCCCAAGCAGCGTAATCACCGGCACTCATAGGATTGTAGTCATGGTGTAAAGGGTCGATGAAGTTGCAGCGACCGCCCACAGTTCATCATTGGTAGTTAATGTGACAGTCATACTCTGTCCATTATCAAGCTTAAAGCCTGTTGAGGTTGTGACGTTTGCGCCATCCAGATAGACAGCACCAGCAGCACAATGCAGATGTATTTCCATAGGTGCGCCATTGGTCTTAGCCAGAAGCGTTGGTGTCGAATTGACCGATACTTGAGCAGATGATGGCATCGCTTACTTCTTTGGTGTTGCGTAGCCGAACACCCCAGCAAGTATAGCCCAAAGGATTGAGCGGTAATCAGCTGCAAAGTTTGATGCAGCCCAAGCAGAGAGAAACGCTCCTGCTGTAAGTATTGCCGGATTCTTCATGTTCATGCTTTTCCACCTATCATCGGAATCTGAAAGAACGAATTGTCAATATCGCCCGCCTTGGTAAATGAGACATGGCAATGATGATTGTGCTTATTAGCCCCGTCATAAGTACGCCAACGCCAAGCCTTCTTAGGCGACGCGATTCTTCCATCGAAGATGACATAAGCGATTCTCTTATCGCCAGCTCTAGCACAGAGTCGTATCTGATCTGCAAGATCGGGCATGAGGTCGGGCTTTGCCTTACCAGATAAATCCCTGTCAATATCAATCGCTCGGACGATACCCTGTTCATCAGGATTGTGGTCAGAAGGACGTGCTTGATGACGGACGTCGCCAATCCAGCCGTCTGAGGTTCGATCTCTATCTGGGTAACTATCATCGACCTGCAGCCTAAGTTGTTGCCCTGCCCTACATAATCTCGGAGATTGCGTCACAGGCAGAACACTCCCATCGTTTTTTGTCATTCAATAAAAGTTCGTCATGCCCACAGTTAGGCATTGGAGCAATAAAAGCGTCATCGATTGGATCGTATGTATAGCCAATTCCTGCATAGTTATAGCGAATGTTTCCATTATAGGAAGTACGCACACAACGCTGACCGCGGAAATCTGCATACCATTCTTCAGGTGTTAAGCCGTCAATAGTTTCAGTTTCATCTTTACCGACAATAACTTCGGTGACAATATTAGAATCGTCTAAGAACGCATAATGAGCCATTAGATTGTTATGCTCCCTGTTCCCGCTGTGAACTTGTAAATCTTGTAACCGCCTGTGGTTGTAAATGTATAAGTCAATCCACCGCCGATTGAGGCTAAGTCTCCAAAAGTATCTGGGTAACGAATAATAACTACACCAGAACCACCAGAACCAGCTGTGTTAAATGTGTTGGAGTTAGCAACACCACCACCGCCACCACCACCGCCTGTGTTGGCTGTTCCGTTACCACCAGCAGTTACTACAGGAGAGCCACCACCAAGTGCGTTAGCGCCTGCACCACCACCGCCAGAACCACCAGTACCGCCTGTGTATTGAGTAGCGACAGGTGATTGTGCACCGCCACCGCCACCGCCTGCGTAAGTTACTGCTGAACCAGAATAAGAGTTTGATGTTCCTACGCCACCTGCGTAGCCGTTTGTGCCATCTGCGAAAGAATCATTATTAGTAGAAGTACCTGCCGCGCTAGCACCACCACCGCCTGCTCCGCCACGGCTTTGGTTTCCTGCTCCGCCTGCGTTACCTTGACCAGAGGTAGCTGAACCACCCACGTTTGTTGATGATCCCGCAAAGTTGTAAACAGAACCCCCGCCAGAACCACCAGTGCCGCCTAGACCGTTAGAACTGTCTCGCTGGTTAGCACCACGTCCACCGCCAGTCGAAGTGATAGTAGAAAACACTGAATCGCTACCAATAGTGCCGGGATTGTTATTTGACCCAGAGTTATTTCCACCAGCACCACCGCCACCAACTGTGACTGTGTATGAATTGCCAGCGGTTACAGCAAAGCCTGATGCAGTTCTAAATCCACCTGCACCACCACCTGAACCTGCGACGGAAGCACCACCGCCACCGCCACCGCCACCACCTGCGACAACAAGGTAATCAACTGCTGTAAGAGCTGCTGCTGTTGCCTTGCTAAATAATCCTGCTGTAATTGCGCCAATCATTATGCGACTGCACCTGCGACATACCAAGTATCTGTTGCAGTCTTAATGCAAACCGCTGTCTTGTATTGTGCCAAAGTCGGTGCCGCTGCTGTTGCACCTGCTGAAAGGACTGTAGTCGTTCCAGAAGTAACTGCGCTGATTGTGCAAGTACCTGCGCCCTTGTTAAGAATAGTGATTGCCGTGCCTACTGGGAACGCTACTGAGGCATTTGTAGGGATTTTGAAGGCAATGGCTGTCGCCTTGTTCATTGGCTGTAGGACTTGATACTGATCGTTGAGAACGGCTGTGTAGTCGGTCGTCGCGTCAGCGTTCACCGTGAAGGCTACAAGGGAGTTCATCGTGGTCGAAGTAAGGACGTCTCCGGTCGCTGTTGGAAAGCCTGTTGGTGCCATAATTTATCTCCTAGTAACCTAAAGTGTTAGTGCCGATTATACCGTAATAGCTCGAACCCACGATGAAAGCATCAGCGATAGGCTCGAGAGTCGTAATTGTTGCCATCATCTTATTTGGGGTGATGTCCCAGTTGATTCCTTGATATTGCAGATTCTTGACAATAGTTGAGCCATCAGGCTGGACGTTGGTAATGAGCAGATTGTCAAAATAATCAAGCCCAATCATTGTGTCTGTTGGTACTGCTGGATCAAGTAAATCCACCACCATCTCGTCAATCCGGATAGTTGTCTCTTGGCGAGTAGCGACATACTCGAGAGCAATGTTACTGACGATGGTATCTGTCTCAGCTACAAGGTCAGTCTGGGTAATGCTGTGAGGAAAGTATTTGTTGATTGAAGCCGTGTTTGAAGCGGTCTGAGTAGTGCCACCTACTCGAGCAAAATTGGCTTGGTTGATGATGAGTTTATCATCAAAGGAGAACTTGAGATTGCGGTATGGGATGCCGCCAGTCTGGTTAAACGCTACTGGTGCTTTGGATAATGAGTTAAATACGTCTGTGCGATTCTTAAATACAGCTGTGCCTGACCCGTTCATATAGAACGCGCCTGTTTCAGAAACTTCAGCGTTCTTGAGAGCTGCTAAAGAAGTGCGGGAAGTTCCGGGGTCTGCAATACAGGTATTGAGTCCGGTCGAGATAGTTCTCATTGAGGAAGGGAAAGAGACTTGATCCAAGATTGAAGAAACTCGAGCAGAGGTGGTCTGTCCTGCCACGCCGCCAGTAACCGTAGTGATGTTAGCCATCTGAAAGAGACGGAAACCATCTGTGCAGGTTATATCAACATACGCTGTGTCCTGATTTACCGGATATGTGTACTTGTAGTCTGTAATGTAGCCAGAGAATAAATATTTCTGTGTAGTCGATGTTGTAGCTGATACGCGAATCTTGCGTAGAGGCGCAAGATAGCCATAGTAAGGTGATGAAGTATTTTGCGGGTTAAAGTATGAGTTAGGGTCTAATACTCGAACTACGCAGTTGCCAGCTTCATAAGTGTCACGCTGGATATTGCGACCTCGAGTAATACTGATGTGATAGACGTTTGGAGTAAGGTCAATGATTGGTTCTGGAAGGCTGGAAGTTCCGAGAGTGTTTGTTCCAAGGATGCCGTATTTAGGGTCGCCAATAACGAACCCGTTATATCCAAAGGTAGCCCCCGCCGAGTAGTCGAAGGAAACCGATATGGCGGCTGGTAATGCCATTACCCGAACATACCTGCGATTCTGCCAATTTGGCTTGGTGATCCTGAAAGGCTTGCAAGTTGTGTGCCGTTCTGAATCTGTGCGATAAGTTCTTGCTCCTTGATGACTGAGCCTTGAACTGTCACGTTAATGATAGCCGGTGGGTTGTTGTTGGCATTAGGGTTGTAATTCAATCCAGTCTTAGGATTGTAAGTAATCATATTGTCGGAAGGATAACTTGGCACGTTTGTATCTGGAATTGTTGGTGAAACCTGTGTATTACCATTTGGCTGCGCTTGTCCAAAAGGTGTTCCAGTAGCAATAGAAGCGGCTTTGCCAGCTAAGTAAGAAAGATAAGCGTCAAGGTATTGGAAAGGGTTGCGGGCGTCTGGAAGAGCTGCCAAGAACTTTGCAAGGTTGCCTGATGAATCCTGAGCCGCAAGAATTTGGTCTGTCAGTTTCTTGGCTACTTCCACGTTGCCGTTTAGAAGGGCTAGTTGGGCTTCTACGCGCAGTTTTTCATCTTCGGATAGTTTGCCTTTCAAGGCGGCAACCAACTGAATCTGCTCGAGATCGAATACTGTGCCAGCCTTCTTGAGAGCTGCTTGCTTCTTTTGTTCAGCTGTAAGTGCTTTTGAAGCTTTGACTTGCTTGGCTTGAAGAGCGGCTAATTCTTTGGCGCGCTTTGCAGCTGCGGCTTCTGCTTCTTTTTGCTGTTTAACGCGGGCATAAGTCCCAGCCGGAGAAGATGAACGTCCTGCCGGCATTTTATTGGCATTATCACGCAACCCAAATGGATCAGGATAATTGTCATGTATTTTTTTAGTCGTTGAATCTATTTTTTGATATAACCTAGTAAGTGCGCCAATGGCACCGCCTACGGCAGAGGTAATCCCGTTAATAGCTTTCGCAATATTGTCAATAGTTTTAGCTGCATCGCTGGCGGTTGTCCCATTACTCATTTTTGCAAAAGCATCAACAAGTCCTTTTCCTATAGTCTCTTTGGCATTATCCGCAGCAACATTGAGAACATCAAGTTTGTATGAAGTAGTGGTTAAATAAGCGTCGGCTGCGCCAGCAGATTTAGCCAGCATGATTCCAAGAACTTCATTGAACGACTTAGACTTGAGTTCTGCTTGGGTAAGTCCGGTATTGTATTTTTTAAGTCCTCGAGTAATGCCGACGTAGCCATTCGCTAAATCCTGCGAGACTGTGGCTAGGTCAATGCCACTAGCGCGGCTTATCTGAATGGCGTTGTTAAGCAGTTCTTGAGACTTGGTAAGTGATCCAGTAGTGGTCAATAAAGCTTGCATTGCTGGGCGCAATACGTCATCGACAATTCCGGAAGTCTTTTCAAGATTTTGAATAAAGTCTGTGACGCGAGTTTGTGAGAATGAAAGTCCAAGGTTATCGACTGCGGTCGCCAGACGTGCAGCTGCTGCTTCATCTTGAGCAAAAGCCTTGACCGATGCTTTGCCAAAAGCGTAAAGCTTCTGAGCAGCAAAGACGCCAGCAATTTGCTTGCCAAGTTTGCCAACTGCACGATCTAAACCGGAAACGGCTTGGTCGGCTTCTTTGAACGCCTTTTTGCCACGGAACTCGGCGGCTAAGTCAATCCGTAAATCTGCCATCAGACCTTATCCTTCATTGAATCAAACTTGCTCTTGGCTTTGAAAATTGCTTTAACTACGCCATCTTGCGCTTTGCCTCGATCTTCTTCAAAGGCTCTGAAGATTGCACGACCTTGCATCTTTTGCTTGTCGCCCTTAATTTCGCCACCAAGTCGAGGTGAGAAGTTTCCGGTAAGTCCAGACTTGCGTCCGGCAGTTTCATAAATAGCACCAGCAGCCGACTTGTTAAAGATAGAAACTAGAGCTGAAAATCCTTGACGATTAACACGGCTTGGGGTTGATTTATATGTAATGCCTTTACGGGCAACCGCAGCATCGTATCCGACTCGCGCCCATTTTCCTCGAGCATTGGCAATTAACCAACCACTAATAATTTGTTCATTGTTAGGAATATAGCCACGGGCTTGCTTGACGACTGGCTTGAGAAATGATGAGATTTCCTTGCTAGTTTCTTTGGCTAGGGTGGGTTCAACTACCGCTAATGCTTTACGAAGAGCGACCGCGCCTTGAAGCTTTACTGGCATCGTTCCTCGCTTTCGCTATGTCCTTTAAGAACTGGACGTGATATTTAAATACCATCGGCGGTAGTTCGACGATGGAGTTGAACGGAACTCCAAACTCGTAACTCAGATGAGTCGCAAGATAGGTGACGGAGTTCCGATCTACTCTAAAGGGTCAGATTCTAGAACCTCAACTGACTTGAGAGTTTCTAAGAACGCTTCCCCGAAAGGTTTGACCGTTACACCTGAACGGCGGATTGCTTCCCAGCACAACCAGTAAATATCTGACTGTTTTTGGTCTTCTAGTAGAGCTTTGTGAAAGCCCTTCTTGGCGTATTGCTCAAACGCGAACTCAATCAACGGTGTGATTTCATAATCAGTCGTTGTATTGTCTGTCGTTGTAACCCTTAGCTTTGCCATTTTAGCCCCTTTGTTGGTTTCTTAGAATGTACCTGATGTTGATATAGCGACTGTACCAGAGACGTTCCAAGTTACTGACTGGGTTGAGAGATCACCGGTTGCGCCGTTGATGTCGGTTGTGCCGTTAATCAAGCAAGTCATTGTGTAAAGAGGGTTTGTCGCTGATACTGCTGTTCCCTTGTTCTGAAGGAGAACGACTGTGACGTTTGTTCCCCATGCAGCTTGGAGAGTCGCTAGAACTGACGCTGCAGCTGTGTCATTGAGGAAGTCGAGGGTGATTGAAGATGCTTCAAGTCCCTTGATGAACTTGTGTCCTGAATCGCCCATTGCTGTTACTTCGAGTTCATCGAAGTTGCGGTTCAAAGTAATGTTATTAACGTGGTCGCTGAGATCGACTGAATTGACCTTAACGCCTACGCCATTGTTTAGAAATACTGCCATTTAGGTTATTCCTCGTCTTTCTTGGACTTTGTTGCTGGCTTTTCGACCTGACCGATTTTGGTCAGGAAGTCTTTTTGTTCTTTTTCCCACTCTGACATATCTGTCATGGTTTAGCTCCAACTCGTTACTAGTGATATTGCCATCTCACAGCTCAGGAGATCACCTGACGCTACTGAGAGAACTTGAGGCTGGGATACTGTTCCCACGTTATAGGCAATGGTGTCGTTCTCTGTTGCAGTAAAGAGCGCGTTGAACATTGTGACAACCGCGCCTTCGATGCCTTGAAGATTGCCTTGATTATCGAATAAAGGTACTGTAATAAGAAGTTTGAAATTGGCTGTTGGCCCTACAGAAGCCCATGAATCATTAGAAGGCTCAAGGTATGGATCATCAGGAATGATGACTACAGAGTTAGCCTGAATGGTCGCTGGTGGGTAGGCAAAGACTTGGTAAGTTGTATTCGCTGTTAGTGCAGTCGCAAGCGTCTGACGTAAAGTAGATACTGCTGGGACAGTCACTAGCCAACCATCGCCCTTGGGTTCATGTAAGGCGCAATAAGACCGCGTACCTTTGCGAGCATGGTGTTGCCGAGACGATAAGGTGATGGAGTTACACCATCGACTGAAACACCACCGGAAGATGGTGCTTGACGTGCTTGCCATACGTCCACAGCGAGCATCAAAGCTGCTTGGTTGATTGCTGGGGTTGCTGCATAACCAGTTGTCTTGGTGTCTGCGCCTGTGGCTGTGCCATAAGGCACGATAAGTTGATAATTCTGATTCGCTTCAGCTGTAGTCCATTGAAGCATTGAGTATCCGCGAGGGAATGAATAATAGTTATATGGGAAGTAGTAAGTGAAAAATGGAAATGTGCCAGAACCCTGTGACCACGGATATGTAGCTGTGATGGTGTGAGTTCCGTTGATGTTTGAACCGCATCCTGCGAAAGTTACTGATTGCCCTGCTGTGAAATCGACTGGTGCTGAAAGCACGACAGTTGCCACGCCGCTTTGAATTGTTGATCCGATTACCGGAATGGAGTTGAACCAAAGATATTGGTTAAGAATGTCCTGCGCCGTTTGGCAAGCCGACTCTAAGTCAGCATCAGAATATAAATTGCCAACGCCAAGGACAGATTTCAACTGTGCGACTGTGACGTATGTTGCTGCCATTTATATTCCTTTCTAAAGACCGAACGGGCGGGGAAGGGCTCTGCCCCGCCCGTCGGCGTACTTAGTTACCTCTTGCTTATGTGAGGTTGAAGCGACGAACGCCAGCTGGGATAAGAACCTTACCTGCTGCGTATCCGTAGATTGCTGTCTGAACTGACATTGAGTTCACGACATTGACTGAGAAGAACGCTTCTGGAGATTCCATCCAGAGAACTGTCTCAGGAGCGATGATAAATGCTGATTCATCGACGAGGTTTGCTGTTACGTTCTTATCAACGTAGAGATCGAGTCCGAGGACTGTTCCCTTGATAGAACCTGGCTTTGAATCGCCAGCGTTGTTCCATGGGTTGTAAGCGTTGTAGATAGGGCGACCTGTTGTATCGGTGTATCCGAGAAGTGCGCTCCACCAATCGGTGTTAGCAACAAGGTTCTGTGCGAAGTATGAAGAACCCTTGTATGCAGCAGGAGCTTCTGTTGAAACGTAAGAGATGAGTCCTGCGCTTGTTGCAGCTGTCGCTGTTGCTTGTGTTCCCTGTGCCGACAAGATTGCGATAAGTGCAGCGTCAGTTGCCTGAAGGTAAGCGCGCTCCAACTGAATTGCAAGCTGGTCGAAGAAGATTGGGTCTGAACGCTCCATGAGTTCAAGTGAGATTGTTTGCTGTCCAGCATACTTGCTTACTGAAACTGATGTATAAGCGGAAGTCATACCTGTATCTGATGGTGCTGCTGATTCAGCTGTTGAAGCAACTGTTGGCGCAACTGATGATCCGCCACCTGCTGAAGTAACAAGTGTTGGAATGTTGATTGTCATACCGTTAGCAGGAAGTGCTGCCTTTGACACAGCGTCAATCGCTGGGCGACCAAAGTTTGTGTTAGATACGAAGTTTGAGAGGTACTGAATTGGTGAGAAAGCAGGGTTTGTTGAGAATGAATCTGCTGCTGCTGTCACACGGTCTTCAGCTGCTGCAACCCACTGACGTGATTGGTCATCGCCAAGTGCTGCCTTTACTTTGTGTTCTGTGTAGCGACCCATAGAGGTAATTCCATGGCGAACGCGTGTTGTACCATCACCGTAATAGCCTGTTGAAGCCTTGATGATTGGGCGTGAGGCTTCTGCTGTTGCTGCTGCCTCAGTTGTTGCGGGAGTTGTATCTTCTGACACAGCTGCCTCACTTTCTGTTTGGGTTTCGATTTGTTCTAAAGCTTTTTCAATTTTCTGAGTTTCCTCAAGAACTTTGACTGCTTCAGAAATCTTTGCGATCTGCTCATCTTCAATCTGTTCGATTGCCATTTCAGCAGCATCATCTTCTGATTCTTGCGCCACGACTTCGAGTACGCGCGCTTCTGAGAACGCCGGCGATTCGACAAGGCTGACCTCTTTAAGCAAAGCGGCTGTCACAACAAGAGTGCCATCCTTCTGCTCGCGGGATGCGATAACTTCGACACCTACTGAAAGACCGTCAATGAGTCCTTCTGATGCCATGAGAAGATAGTCGGTTGCCTTAGAAGCGGCAGAGAGCTTAAATACGCCGTCGATGCCGATTGAGGTTTCCTTGAATGACTGTGCGCGACCGATTGGATCGTTGGTGTTGTGCTGTGCAAGCAATTTAATCTTTGACGCAGCAGGAATCTGGATTGAGCCGCGCTCGAAAATCACGCGACCTACTGAGGTGTTACCGACAGAGCCGAAAGGCACAATCTGTCCGGCAATAATGCGACGCTGCGCATCAGAAGCCTCGATTGGGCTACTGAACGTCAGGTGTGTCAGCTTCTTGGCTTCCATCTGGGGTTAGTCCTTCCATCTCTTTTGCTTGGTTTAAGTCAATAAGTTTGAGGGTTAAAAGTTTTTCTGTTACAGCGAGGCGGTCTTGAGGGTTGGCGCGTAGGAAAGTTTCATCTACGGCGAAACGCACAACCTGACCGCGAGGAGTGAGATCATCAAGGGAAAGTCTGTCCTCGATGGCGTTGATAAATGGCGCAAGGGTATATGCCATAAACTCTTTGCGAGCATCTAGCACATTCTGATAAGTAGAAGAACGATTATGCTCCGCGTTAATCATGTGTGCTGGCACATTCATAGCGCGAGCAATCTGAGCAGCCATTTCCTCAATAGATTCGTTGTAAGTCATTTCAGCAGGTGAATAAGATGTTGGCACATACTCAAGCGTCGAAGTTAGGTATGCAGTCGAGCGATTTTGACGTGCCAACTTCCATGTGTTGAGCAATCCCTGAATCTGATTATCGGGAAGGTCTGCTCCCTTGTTAGAAATATAACCCGTTGGCTGGGGTGATGAAATACCAACTTGAGAAGCTTGTTCAGCTGCTACTGCGGCGTTAATAAGTCGCTGTGAACGAACCAAAAGTCCTTGGTCGAAAGCTTGGAATGTAACGAGTGAACCGACACCAGAATCTGGAACTTGCTTTCCGTTAATCATGTAATACTCGACTTCCTGAGTTAAAGGATCGAGTTTGGTTGAGACACGGTTATTCTGAACCCAAGAGAATGATGCAGGGCGACCGTCATCTGCATATACAGATTCGACACGCCAAAATGCTTGACCGTAGAAGATAAGAGAATCGACTGTCCAAGCGATTGTTACTGAACGAGGTGCGCGAGCATCCGGTTGGCGCACCCATGATGGCATCGGTAATTCTGATCCATCAGCTGATGAATATACTTCGAGAGGAATACCGGCAATAACGCCTTTAATAAGATTAAGACATTGGTTTACAGCTGGGACAGATACCGCAGCTTGACGGTCGATTGGTGAAGCCCAGTTATTCCAACCGCCAAAGTTTCCCATTGAATAGGAAGAACCAAAAGGGGCATCATAGACAGCAGGATTAACCTGCGCTGTTATTTCTTTTTTCTTGCCGAGCCCAAAGATTGCCATAGACGGCAATTATACACTACTAGCCAGCATAAATCATAGCAACTTGTTGAGGTTTCATCAACATTGTTGTAACCATTGCTGTAGCAATCGCTCCGGATATATCGCCGCCACTAGATCGCTTAATAATGCGCCATGATGAATCGTTCTGCTTTACGGCGCAGTTATTCATCTGTTGAATCCATATATCTTGCCCTTTGTGAACCAATCTGCCGTTATCAAGTGCATCTTTTAGATCCGTACAGGCTTGGTAAAACTGCATACCGGATATGTCCTGAGTTATGCAACCAGCATTGGCAAGGCGTTCTGCAATCGTCTGGGTGGCATACTTGTCGTAGCAGATTTGGCGTGGCAGGTATTTATCTGCCCAAGCCTTGATTTCGGCAGCTATTTTGAGATCATCGACTGAGACTTGGCTCTCCCACGTCTGCAAGATTCCAACTCCGATGCGACCGTCCGGCAATATCTGACCAGCAACCAAGCTCGCATTTCTGCGAGAAGGATTGACATCGAAAGCGAATACCGTGTAGCCGCCAACTGGAATCTCGAGAGTGCTATCAGAACAAGCCTCAATACTTCCGTATGTCCATGGCGACTGTAACGATGAAACCCATTGACAGAGCATTTCTGTCCGGGTATTTTCGATTGGAGAAGTAGCCACAGATTCCTCGAGTGTCTCTTCTGTAATCGTATAGCCAAGAGCAGGATTAGCTTGCGCCCAGCCTTTGCGATCGTAGATTCCGCAATGCGGTGCTGCGCTGTATTCATAGAAGCCAAAAGATTTCGGTGGGTTCTCAAGGGCTCGTTCTCTCATTCCGTTAAGGACTGTGCTAAACGCGTCTCCGGCGTTTGAAGTCAGCCATATATGTGCATTAGGTCTTGCTCTAGTGACTGGTGTTGCGGCTCGATAAGCTTCTTCCGACCATTCACGCAATTCATCGAGGAACAGGGCATCAGCTGTGCGACCACGCGATCCATCTCTTGTTGCAGCGACAATATCGAGTCTGCGCCCATCTTTCATCTCGATACATTCAGTTCCATTGGCATACCGGATTGCTTTTACCAATGCCATAAGGTTCTCATTGCTTTCAAAGACCTGAGCCACTTGCCGGAAAGTATCCAGAGCCATGGCGCGGTTAGAGGAAGCGATAATGACGTTCTTGGATTCCCACTTTAAGAGGTGAGCCAAGATGAGCATACGAGTTAGATGAGTCTTGCCATTCTGACGAGCAACGAGGATGAGGTTGGTTTTGCGTATCCAGTTGCCGTCTTTATCTACCGTGAGCGCATCGCGTAGGACATGTTCCTGCCATGGCATAAGCGGCATCTTAATGAGTTCAGCAAGGTCTAGAACATCCTGAAGCTTGTTAGCACCCTTGAGAGGTAAATTGGCAAGCCGTGGTTTTGTTGCCCCAACAAGCTTCTTTTTACGCGCTGCCATGACCGGTTCAAATCCCTATCGGTCTGGCCGTAAATGGTGTGTCCTCGGCTGGGATTGAGCGTGTTGGAGAGATATTGCCAGCA